GGGAGCCTGTGTGAGCCTTTAGGAAGGCGCAAACGTCTTTTAGGTCGTACACTGCCCAAGACGGTCTTTCGCGCCTCACAGCGCCTAAATCACCGCTGGCGAGAAAACAGTATATCTTGCCGCCCCATTCAACGATGTGACCATTGACTTGTGGCGGCTTGAAGCCATCCTCTCTGGCCTTTTGGTTCATCGCCTTGAGGGCTTTGATTAACGATGCAGCCAACTCTGCGCACAGATCATAATCGTTGGTAAGCATGGCCGCATCAAGATCGCCCTTCAGCGTGCGGTATCTCAGCGCGTAAGCGGGCGGTACACTCTCGACCAACGTATCGCCCCAGACAGTCGCCGCCTTGGCTGACGCCACGCTGTAGGGAGCAACCGCCGCGACAACCTTGTAGTGGATCGGATCAGGGTAGTTGGTGTGCTTGCTTTCAAACTTGCCACGATTGGCCATCGCCTTCTTTGCTGCCGCCGACTTGGTTGTATTTTTCATAATATGATTTCCCGCCGATCTACATATACAGATGCCCTATAGGCAATCTGTATATTATGTAGGTTTGAGCCAAAACTACATTTCAACCTACATATTTTACATATTTTACATATTTGGCCATTAAAGCCCTTTGTAAACAATAGCATAGTTTTATGTAAAAATATGTAGCTCACTTGATCTGTCCCTCTTTGGCACTGACCCATATTTTACCCTCATTCTGTACCATATAACCGCTCCCAATGAGGGCTTTTGCTGCGGTGCTATACGCGCTTGATGGGTTGGTTGAGGTCATTTTACCCATCGTAAACTTGCGCAATTCAGCCTCATCGATGCACCAGAACCGCCCGCTTTCGGGCCAGCCGGGGCCTGTTGGGTTCTCTCCACCGATGCCTTCGCCGCGCAATTGTTTGAACGCTGCGACCACTGTTTTTTGGTTTACACCGCTTGGCCGCTTCTGGTTCATGTCGGCCACATCGTCGGGATCGGCTGGCGTGATAGTGCATGTTGTTACTGGATCGCCGTCTTCATCCACGCCGAGTTTGTGTATCTTGAGCGTGAATACAATCGGCTCTTGCGGCTCAAGATCGCGCTGCTTGGTCGCGGTGGCTGTGCGTATCTTGCCATCGATTTCAAGCTCAATTTCTGTATCGGTGGCCGCACGCAGGGAGCTATGTCCACGCGCACCCTTGGCCGTATCCTTGCCGCTGTGATGCACTGTCATAATGTGAGCGCCAGTAACATCTCGCAGCGCGTCTAGGTTGGCGATGAATGATGTCATATCTGTTGGCCCGTTTTCATCGCCGCCAGCCATTGCGCGTGATAGGGTATCGACCACGATCATGGCGATAGGTTCGCCGCATTGAGCCTCTATGCTTTGGCATAGCTGGATCAGAGCCGCCAGATCAGCCTCTGGGCGCAGTAAGTCAATCGGCGACGGCCTGACCGCCAGCGGCGCATCCTTAATGCCATATTCCTCGCGCAGGGCCACGCATCGTGATTGGAACGCATTGCCGCCCTCTGTGGCTAGGTATAGAACTGGCCCGCCTCTGACCTTTGCGCCTTGCCACTCTATTCCAGCGGCAATGCAGGCTGACATATCTAGGGCAAAGAATGACTTTCCCACGTTGCTTGGCCCATAGACCACTGACATTTGACCCCGGCCCAGCCAGTTTTTAATAAGGTATGATGAGCGCAAAACAGGCTCGGCATCCTTAATCCAGAAGATCGGCTTCTGTTCAGCGTTGGGAATAATAAGTGCATTAGACCGCTGTTTCGGGAGGTCTAATGCACTTATTTCTTCTGCATTCGGAATAATGCCCTCATTAAACCGAAACGGCTGTTTCGGGAGGTCTAATGCAAGTGTCGAATACGTATTCGACACTGTGTCAAAGTCGGCATATTGATCGACAGCGGCCTTCACGATGGCGTCACGCTGCTTTGCTGGCGTTGGCCGTATCTCCCGGCCATATTCGCGCACCGCCGCTGACATCTTCCCACCGTGTTCAAAATGGCAAAATAAATCAAAGGCATCGCCGAAACAAAACTCACCGCAGGCTTGACCGATGCCAGCGCCGCGATCCGAGCCTGACAGGCTCACCCAATGCGTGCCAAAGTCTTTTGTGGCAAACGATCCGCTTGCCTGCATTGGGCTGCGATAGCTGTCTGATTTGCCTTGTCGCTCATAGCCATATTTCAGCATCATATCGCTGATGGTGTGGCTAAGGTTAAACTCTTCCACTGGATCGGCGTTGTCATACTTGCCGCGATTTTCCTCGCGCTTTTGCGCACGCAATGCCCGCTCTGCGGCGGCACGCTGCTCGGCCATTTCAGCATTTTTGCGGCGAAACTCAAGATTTGCCCATATCGTGCTTTCTTTTGGGACAAGCAAGCCATCGCCGCTATGACGCACGCCATGATAAAATATTGGCTCGCCAAATTCATCGCGGCGTGCTTTCGGCACGTTTGGAAGGTATATTGGCTGGCCTGTGCGCGATAGAGCCACATCGCAGGCAATGCCCTCTGCTTTCATCAGGTCAAATAGCGACAACTGCGCGTCAACGTAATCTGCGCCGCTGATTGGCTCTGACAATGGGATCAATACGCGCCATTTGCGGTTATCTTCGCTTGCGCCTGATGAACTATAAAACAGCGCTGATGCGTTAAATGTGACCCGCTCAACCGCTGATTTTAGCTCGGTAAGCGATGGGTCGCCCTCATCAACGTCAATGGCCAGCAGCCAGTATTCGCCGTTGTCGCGCTGGGCTGCGTGGTTGCGGCCATCGTAGGCGCGATATGTCGAGGGGATTATGAACGCGGCGGCTTCCTTTTCTGTGGACTGCGGCTCATCTACCAATTTAGCTATTTTGCCTAATTTGATGCTTTCATACTCTGACCCGGCATCGTTTATTCGCGTGTCAAGCGCACCGTGGGCTAAAAGCATCGTTTGCTTGCCAATGTCGCTCTTTTTTGTTAGTATTTGCATATTCGGACCTTTCTCCAATCGATTGTTCGTTTTCTCCCAGTGGAAACCCAGCAGTGTGCAACTGCTGGGTTTTTCTTTACTTAAAACGGAATTTCATCATCATCCAGTTGTGCTACTGGAGCGGCTGCTACTGGAGCAACGGCTGGGCCAAAGTCATCTAAAGCCTCGTCGATCCCGCCCGCCATCGTCATGGGCAAATCGTCAAAATCGTCCAACCCAGCAGACCCGTATACTGCGTGAGTGATTTGCACTGTGTCAATGAGTAAACTCACCCCGCCGTTATTATCAGGATCGGTCACTGGATATGCCGTAACCTTAATGCTGCCTTTAGAGCCGCCCCAAAAGGCCAGATCGGCCAATGGTTGCTTTTGCCCATCAATTACGCGCGGTGCGCTGTTTAGAACGCCTTGGCTGTTTGTGCCATTGCGCTTGGCGCGAAACTCAAAGTTGCCGTTCTCCATTTTCTTCATGCCGAAGACCTTGGTGAAGGGTTCCTTACGATTGCATGTTTCGTAATGCGTTTTTAATTCTGCATGTAATTTGGCAGCATCGTCCTTTGGCATTTCCCATGAGATCGAATAAGCTGCGCCGGAAGCACTTGGAGCCGCCTCTTCGCTCTTTTTAAGCGCCGTGTTAAAGCGATATGTCGCGTTCAATTTCGGATACTTAAATTCCACGTTTCGGATCATCGTTGATTTAAAGTCAGTATTCGCCATTTTATTCTCTCCTAGTTTTAAAATTCGGCTGCGTCTAATTGCAGCCATCTTGGTAAAACAACCACGTTGGTTGTGTCGGACCAACCAGTGTCCCATCGCTGGGCCTCGTTGGCTTTGGCAATCTTGTGGAGGGTTTCGTGCATCTTATGCTTGCCCCACGCAAGATATTCGGGTGATAGAATGTTCGTTGATACGGCATATGGTGCCGATTTCTCCACATTTACGAAAACGAATTGGTCAACTGGCCAGCCTGCGCAATTCATAGTATGAAGATAGAAGGCTGCTTGGATGGCGTAATTGTACGACACCATGTCCTTGCTTACGCCTTTTGGTGACGCATCCTGACACGTTTTCAGATCGTAAATCACGCCCTTAGCATCCCAGTAGCTATCTGGGCGGCACTTGATCTTTAGCCCGGTTGTCGGGTCAGTGGCAAAGAAGCTGGCCTCGTTGACCGTCGTGTCGCGTGCCATCCTCCGACCCGCTGGATGAAACACAACGCTATGCGCAATATTTTGCGCAAGGTCATAGTCGCTGGCCGTCAGCAGCGTTTCGCCGTTTGCCTGCGCATCTTCATATAGGTCAGTCCAAGCCTTGCCGCGCCGGGTATCTGGCCCTCTGACCATGCCCTTGCCGTCTTCCAGCACCATTGCATGCACACAGGTTCCAATGTCAAACACTGTGCTGGATTTGTAGACCTTGGCCTTCCAGTGCGCCAGCGACTTGCTGTGGACCATCTTTGCGTCACTTGAGCTTATTGCATCCTCGTCGTGATATTGAGCGTTGGTCATTTTATCAGCGGTTATCATCATTGCTCCTCCTCGGTTTTTTTCCGCAGATCATATATTTTTTTCTTAATATCCTTGAGTGTTTTAGGCCCTATTCTAGTACGCAAAATTTGTACGTCACTTAATTGCGCTACATCTCCGACAGTAAGGCCAGCCCATGTCGGGCAGACCGAGTCCCGCCGCCACCCATCGGGTGGCATTCGCTCAAGGGGGAAACAATCAAACAAATCTTGAAGACCATTTCTTTGTCGACGGGTTAAATTAAGCTCTTCTACATGAAGGCTCATACATTTACTTATTGGAAAAACCTCCCCTTCCACTGGTGTGTCGTTAATTGCCGCTATCGTGCCGATGTGCGTAAAATATATCCGCTCAAATCGCGCGGCTTCTGATTCAAGAATGCCAAACTCCAAAGAAACTTCCCTTAAAGATACGCCAGCGTGCCTTTGCTGCCAAACCCTCTTGCCCCGTAATAAATCGTTATTCTCCATTAGACTTTCTCCCTTGTTTAAGATTTCAATCCTGATTGCCGGGCGGCATACCATAGCCTCTCCAGCGAGTTTAGTTCGTCCTGCATCATGGCCCAGCCTTTGCCGTGACCCAGATCAATCTCCTGCGCCTTATTCATAAACGTGGTCTGTGAGGCGTAGCCAACCACGTTAAGTTTATTAGGCTCAATCTGGCAGACCAGCACAGCACAATCTGCTTTGAACGCCTCTTTGCGCTTAAACAGTAACCTGCCGCTCTTATGAAACGTGGCCTTTACGTCCACAGATATATCGTAAAGCCAAAGGTCACACCCATCGTCCACGCCAATCGCGTGCTGATGTGGAATGTTAAATACCTTCGACACCGCCACCTCAGCCTTAACGCCCAGCAAATCTAAATCTGCGTCGGACCTGCTTTTATCCTTGCGCTGATTAACAACGCCAGACGCCCTAGCAAGCTGCCAGCGCATGGCAGCAGCTTGCTTACATTGCGACATCTCCCGTGGTGATAATTGGACTAGCATCCCAATTTCTCCCTTACAATGAAACAGAACGTCTCCAAGTCTGTTTCGATTAAACCCTGCCCGCCGTCCATTACGGCAGACAATGGCATTACACAGCGATTTTGCTTGCGATCATATTTGTAGATCAGGCAAGGTATTTTGCCCTCGCGCTTCGCTGCAACTTCAACCTGCGCCCACCATGATGGCGACCCGCCGATTGGCCCGTCTTTGTACCGCTTTAACTCAAGCGTAAACGGGAAGTCTGGATCGTCGGCTATAAGGTCAGCGTGAGCGCCAGCGCGGTATTGCTCAAGGTCGCGCTTAAAACCGATGCCCAACTCATCAAAGAGCATTTTGGCAATTTCTCGCTCATAGCTTGCGCCTTTATTTCGGCCATTGACCATCAGTCAGCCGGCGGCTGGTCAGCGTGAATGCCAATCCTTTGGGCGGCTTGCAACGCAGCCGACCTTATAAATGTTGCCAGCGCCATGCCGCTTTTATCGGCGGCAAGTGCCAGCGCCTCATGTTGCGCGTCCGTTAGGACCACTCGACTTTCTTTTTTCATGTCACCCCTCCAAGGTTAATTAATAGGACGTTACATCCTAAAAAAAGATTGCGCAAGTGCAACTTTAGCCTTTACATAGGATGTTTTACGGATTAGTGTGATTGTATAGCCGGGGCGCAGGCCCCACCAACCGGGAGAAACGAACATGACACCGAATAAATCACAAATCAAAGCGCGTATCGAAGAGCTTGAAGTAATGCTGGCTGATGCCACTCCAGAACAGATTGCAAAATCTAAAGCCGACAGTGTCCGCATGTCTGGAATTCTTGATGACTTGAGGGACGCAAAGGTTAATAAAGATGACGTCTTGTCATACGATGAAATGAATGACGCGATCACTGATACATTGGTAGAGGAATTTAAGACGCTGGACCTTACCTTGAATAACGCATTCAATGAGCTGAAAGACTTTAAAGATACAATGGCCGCTGATCTGATGGTTGTTTCTACGCGCTACGTTGTCATCAACAACAAAGACCTTGTCAGCCCTGCTGGCTTCCACCCAGACGAAAAAGTCTACATTCAAAGCACCATTGCGATCCACACAGACAGCTTGGAAAACTTGCCAAGCTCAAACGAAAAACTTTATGCCTTTGAAGTGAACCCAATAGCCGCCTAATTAACTGGGGGGCTTCGGCCCCCCCCCCAACCGGGAGAAATAAAATGGAAAATACAATTTACAATGTTGATGCTCACATCTTCAGCATAAAAACATCGGCCCCAGTGCGCCGCTTTACAATTTCGCAAATATTAAAAAAGATTGGCTGCAAACATCTCAG